AGTCCTCTGTGCTGAAAATCTCCCTTAACATAGCGATTAATGGGGGGTACCTATGGAAAAATTTTTATTTTATTTTCTTTTCACAATCACTTTAACTTAATAGCAAGCCATACCAATAGCCATACTAATACAAGCACTGGGTTAATAGCTAACAATAATAACAACAATGCTATACTTGGACTGATGAACAACATAATAATAAATAATAATATAATCATTCACTTCTCCCTTATCTTATAGCAGTAGTAGGAATCGAACCCCACACCATGTTACTCTAACCAGCTGTCTTGTATAGTTGCACCAAGCTTAGCACTTCGTCTATGGACTATACACCACTAACACAACAAAGGGAGTCGCACCCTCATCTTCTCTTTGCAGAGTTGCAATACTATTATACTATGATGTGTTATTATATGCTTTCAGCTTCTATGACCTACGACATATAATAAAATAAAGGAGAACACGAACAGCAGGAATCGAACCCACGTTTACAGGTTTGGAATCTGTAGCATTACCACTATACTATGCTCGCTATATGCAAAGGGTTGTTAGTTACCTGCACCCTATGCTTGGCTGTCAACTCTATGACATTTAAGTACCGTCAATCAGTACACCATGTTTAATACTCCAGCTACTACTAAGAAGATAGATGTAAACACACTTAGCATAATAGCTAGATAGTCATGGCGATAGTACCACTCTTTAAAGTTGGTAACTGAACCTACACCATATAAAATGCCAAGAATAACCAAGGCAATATTAATTACAATCATTTACTTATCCTGACTTTCTACATAGAGTAAGATACAGAACGCGTCTGCCATGTCGTCATTGATATCATCATCAGGTACTATGTTATAGCTCTTGAGTATATCAATGCTTTGTTCTTTTCTTGCTTTGCTTTTACCTTTGATTAAGTGATAACCGCACCACATTGAATTACTTATATCAACATAGCCAATGTTATGACGGTTACGCATGACTCCTAAGAATGAACCGTTAGCTCTAATCAATGAGATGTTACCCTTAGACTTGAACGTGATGATAGGTTCTTCAATATAAATAAAGTAGTCAAACAAGTTATAATGCTCAATGATTTCTGTTATACCGTCCGCAATTTGTTTTGCACGTTCCAAAGGGTCTTTACTTTTACCACCTGCAATTGAACCAACTACATACTCATTTGTCAAAGGGTTACGAAACGCATAACCAGTATTAGAAGTGCTAAAGTCAATCGCTAATGCTTTGCTCATAAATCAGAACTCAATTCAACATAAAGTTCTTTGCTTAGTTCTCCGATATCAAATAAGTGCTTAATATAGTGTTCATATTCAATCGGAGTTAATACTTCTTTTTGTGCTAAAACATGCTCTTTATTCATTTCTTTATTCTCCCTTAAAAATTAAAGCTGTATCAAGATTAATCAAACCACATTCAACAGCGTTAAGTAAGAACTCGTTAAAGTCAACTTCTGACAATGTTTCTTGCTTAAATAGTAGCTGTTCTTCTGTCATTTGCTTTCCTCTCTTAACTTGATATATATATTATATCAAATGCACTTTTTGGAGTAGTGTTATCCTCTCTTATGTAAGCTATGATTGACTTTGTAGGCATTTTATGTTATACTCTTTATAGGAGGTAATTATGGCTAGAGATAAATATTTAATGTACTTACGACAGCAGGAATACAAGAAACGTATTAAAATTAAAGTAGCTAATACAAGAGCTAGAATGAACAGAGAATACATGAATCAGCCAGAAGTAGATAAGGAAACATTAGAACTATGGAACAATCAGCCAGCAATACATTTTGACTTAGGAGAAAATAAATAAATTATATTAAAAAAATAAATCAGCCCCTTAGGGCTTTTGTTTTACGCTTAACCGCAATTTGACTAGAAGTGGCAGAATGTAAGTACATTGAGTGTCCTGTTTGTAAAGTATGGTATCAGTAAGCGCAATTAGCTTATTGTTTGTAAGATTTCTAAAGGAATTCCGGAGTGTTTGATAATCTTTTTATCTTGTACTGGAATTGTGAAATGTTTAAGAAAACAAGAAAAATAAAATGTACGGAAAAATAATTATTAGTGTACAAAATTAAAGGTTAATATATACTACTACGTTTTTTTTTGCACATTAAATAATAGCTAAAACCGAACAATAAATGTAAATAAATATGTACAAGCATAAAAACAATAGTTATTTCCGAACAATATTATTATTCTTGACAAGTCTAAAATAAAAGTATATAATTAATTTATCATCAAGAAAGGAGATAAAAACATGGCTAGACCTAAACAAGAATTTTGTTCTAATTGTAACGGAGAAAACCCAAAATGTAAATATAAAGAGACTGGTCGTAAATGTCGTATTGGTAAAGCTAAAGGCAAAGCTAAAGGCAAAGCTAAAGGTAAGGCAATTTCAAAAGAAACAATAGATAAAAGAGACAATTATGATTCACTTCTGGGAGACTTTCAAACAGATTACTTGAATTTTATGTATGATAGAGCATTTAAATACTCAATAAACAAAGAAACAAATAAAGTTGAGTATGAACAAAAGTTTTATACAGTTTATTCTTTTGAAAGATATTTACACAACATTAATCAAAAATCACTGGCAAGTTGGGCTAGAAGAAAATATGGAGAAAATATGAAAAACTTTAACACAAAAACAGATAAAATGACATTTGATGAATATGAAAAATTTATTTATAGAAAAACTTACGGAAAAAAAGATGACGCTATAAGAGAAAAATTAAATAACGAACAACCCAAAATAACGGATGAAATAGAAAAACTTCGTCTTAAACAAGAACAAGCTTCTAAAGATATTATTAGAACTCAATCATTAGAAGAGGCGATCGAAATTGCTGATGAAATAGAACGTAAACTTAAAGAGTGTGACTCAAAATGTATGACAGACGAGGAAGCCTTGAAAGAGATAGCTGACTTAGCTAACGAAATTGATTTATCTTGGTTCAAATAAAACGGAGAAAATAGATGAGTTATACAACAAAACACAAACCTTACAAACTGAAAAGCATTAAATGTAATGGCTGTGGCTGGTCAATATCACATTGCATGGACTTAAAAAAAGAACAACTTAGAATAAAAAGTTTAAAAAAAGAAGTCGTAAAAGAATATATCCATGTAGATAACCCTAAATGTAAGCATTGCATTGAATAGCACTTAAGGCTTGACTTTTCAAGTCTTTTTTGCTATTATATACTAAAGGAGAAATAAATGACTAGCCTATTTGATAAAGTAAGCACAGCTAAAGAACTTAAAGAATCAGATGACTTTGCAGGAGGTCTGCTTTGGAATGTACAAGATATATTGCCTAAAGGTTCACTCGGTCTTATAACAGGTAGCGAGAAGAGTATGAAGTCATCACTAGCGCAAGACTTAGCACAAGCCATGGCACTAGGAGAGCCGTTCGCTGGCAGAGAAACAACTAAAACTAACGTGTTATTTATTCAGAACGAGAATAGCAGACTGACAGAACATCAACGCTTGAAAGGTTCAAGAAGAGATAGTCCTGATAACTTATATTTCTTACATGGTGGAGCTTTCAAACTTGATACATGGAAATATGACAGCCAAGGAAAAAAGCACAATGTAGGGCTTAGAGAGCTATATAACTTCATACTAGAGAAAGACATCGGACTTGTTATCTTAGACCCTCTCAAAGACTTGTTAGAGGACAACGATATAATCAACGCAAACCAACCAATGGCAGAAGTCCTAAGAGGAATTACAAACCTTAGAAACACTTTAGATACGAAACACGACAAGTATGTAACGTTTATGATTGTAGCACATGCTAGAAAACAAGCTGGCGAACAGTCTTTGACAGAGCGTGATTTTCGCATCATTCCAAGCCATATATTGGGAGCTACGACAATTCCATCTTGGTACGAGATAGCTTTCACTATGTCGCCAAAGATTAATAGCAAAACTAAAAACAGATATTCTGTCATGAAAGTATTTGCTAGAAACTTTGCATTTAATAATGAGATTCTTTGGGGATATGTTGGCTCGGCTTTTACATCAATCGAACAAGATAAAAAAGAACCAGATAGCGAACTAGTGGAAGAAGTCAAAAGGCAAACTCCAATCGAAACAACGAAAGAATCAGCACAGGCTTTCTTAGACTTAGCTAAAGAGCAAGGAAAGGTAACAGAAAATGAGTGAAAAAAAATATGTCGTTTATTATCATGAAGTAAAACATAAATACATCTGTATGAATTCTTTATGGTTTGATATCAATCTTCAATATGTAAAGCCAATTTTATATAGTGATGATTATGAATTAATAAAGGAAGTAACACGTGGACTCAATGAACGACTATAAGAACAAAGCAATTATTTTACACGCAGAAGTTTACGGCTGGTTATATCGTGCATTAGATGAAATGGTAAAAGCAGAATGGCGCAATGACGAGCTCTTCAAAGTTTGGCTTGGACGTGCTGAATTTCTAGTAAGACAGTCTAAAAAATTGCACACAGCTTGCGAAAATGATTATTCTAAGCGTGCATTGATTAGGGCTTTGCAATTAAAAGCAGAAATAAATAAAAAAATATCTAATATTTGACAACGATAATTAATTTTGATATAATAGTATATATAAAAATAAAGGAGAAATAATGATAACATCTTTTGAATCACTAGCTGAAAGGCGATTAATTACTCTCAATTATCACAAAAAGGGTAGTCAACAGTATATCAACAGCTTAAATTACTTTGAATATGCCAGAATGTACTTCGATAAAAATGGCTTTCCTGATGATAACAGGCGAGTTTATCAAAGTGGCAAGCGAAAAGGTCAAAAGGTTGGCTGGTCTGATAAAGAGGAAAAACAGCAGAAAGAAGATATTAGAAAGTTCATTTATGAAAAGCAACTACAAAAGTTTAAAAGCCAGAGAAAAAGCAAGTAAACATTATGCCAGAGGCGTCAGAAAGCTGTCTAAAGAGCTCGAAGAAATGAACGAAACAAAGTATAGGGCAGAGCCTGACGAGTGCTTATATGGCTTAATAAATGACTTGTGGAACTACTGGGACGAAGGTTGGATCCTGCCTATGCTTAAATATAATATCGAAATTACAAGACAAGGGAACGTATTTATCGTGGAAAGAGGAGAAAATGAGCGTATACGAAAAATTAAGCATCATTAATGTTAATGATAAAAAGAGTAAAAAGAATAATCTTGATTATCTGAGTTGGGCGTTTGCTTGGGCAGAAGTAAAAAAAGTTTATCCTGAAGCTAACAGTAAAGTTTATGAAAATGAGCAAGGGTTAAATTATCATACAGACGGTAGGACAGCATGGGTTAAAGTTGGAATGACTATTGAGGGCTTAGAACATATTGAGTATTTGCCTGTGATGGACTATCGCAACCAATCTATCCCACTTGAAAAACTGACTTCTATGGACGTAAATAAAGCCATTCAGCGCGGACTAGTTAAGGCAATCGCTCGTCATGGTTTAGGGCTATACATTTATGCGAACGAAGACCTCCCTGACTTGACAGAAGAACAGAAAGAACTGGAAGCTGAAAAGCAACGACTTAGAGAGATCCAGCCAGCACTAAAACGAGCTGAAGAACTTGGATATCCTAATATGGAACTACTTAAAACAAAGACAAAAAAAGAAATCTTTGACATCATGACAATTTGGAAAGCAACAGAGGGAAAATAAAAAATGGCAATTATCACAGTTACAGCACAAGCAAACGAAAAAAATACACGTACAGTTAGCACAGCAAAAGGCGACAAGAAAATTATTTCTGTTCCATTGTTTGAAAAAGAAAAAGGAAGTAGCGTAAAAGTCGCGTACGGTTCGGCTTTCTTACCTGATTTCATTCAATTAGGCGACATCGTAACGATCAGCGGTCGTGTACAAGCTAAAGAATCAGGCGAATACGTAAACTATAACTTTGTTTTCCCCACTGTTGAAAAAGTGTTTATCTCTAATGATAATAGTAGTCAATCACAAGCTAAACAGGACTTATTTGGAAAATCTGAACCGATTGAAGTTGATGAATCAGAACTTCCTTTCTAGAAAGTTGGTTTTATGTATACAGCAGAAGAGAGAGAGCAAATTATCGACATCGTTGATAAAATGAGCTTACTAAAACAAGACTTTGACGGAGCTTTCACTTGGATCAAGGAAAATGTATCAATGCCGTTTGACTTTGACGGAGAACAACAATTTATATCAGACTTGAAGCAGTTAGTTAAAATTAACGCTTTGAAGTTTGGTAAAATATATGAAGGAGTGCTAAAATGACAACATTAAGAGAATTACACAAAAAACTTAAAATCAAGCAAACACTTGACAACTATGTACGCAATACAAATAAAAAATATAAATATAACTTTGTTCCTGATGAAATTCTTGGCGAGGGAATGGCTAAACTGATTGAACTTAATACACAGGGTAAACTTGGACGACATGCACAGCAAATTGCTTACATCAATCATAACTTGAGCTTACAGCGACAAAAGGAACAACTGGAACAAGCTAACAAACGACTCGCTAAACGTGCTGAGAAGGCCCAAAAATTGCTTGACACGGAACTTCTAAAAGATAGCTACATCGAAACACTTGAAATGTTTAGTAAATTCAATTCAGCAAAACAATATACTATGTGGGACGACCTAGAAACTCCAACTAAAGTGATTGAGTTCATGGAAAAAAACGGTGTAAAGCAAGGTAAATGGCTACGTCCTGAAGGAGTTGATGCTTGGTTCAAAGAACGCATTGTTTGGTTCAAGAATAAATTGAAAGAAAAATAATATTAAGATTGAAACTTTAGGCTTTACAGCTTAGGGTTTTTTTGTTATAATTACTTTAACAAATGAAAGAGAGAAAAACAATGACAAAAGAAAAAGCACTTGAAAAAATTGAAATAATTTATAAACTTAATGGTGATTTTGACCATGCTATGGAGTACATAACCGGTTTATACGGGTTGACGCCTGACTTTTGGAAAGAAAACTTTGATTTTATAAGTAGTAAAATGATTGCCAAATACCCTAACTTGTGCTACGGCGGTATTGTCTAATGGAATTAAAACAATGCGTAACCTGCGGGGCTTCAAGTTTCACTAATGGTAAATGTGATTATTGCGGTAACAAGTACGAAGTAAATGAAGATAAAATATTTTACGGTAATTTAAAAGAAGATGATTCATCATCAGATGAGGATATAACCTTTCAAAAAACTCCTGCTGGTAAATTAATACTTAAAATCATGATCTACACTTTAGTTTCTATTGTTTGGTTTGCTGTAACTGTATTTATCCCACCGCTGTTTATAATAACAATTATTTTATTAGTGGTCTATAGCACTTATCGCTTGATAAATAAAAAGAAATAGCTTATAATAGTATATAGAATAAAGGAGCTAAACAAATGAACGTTGAATCAATAATTGGTAAAGTTATTATAATAGCACTAGTCGGAATTGGACTATATGCTTTTTTTGCATTAGTTGATCTGATTAAAACGAAAGGAAGCAAATAGATGAGTAAATACTTTAATGACAAAAGATATTGCCATTGCTTCGATATACCAACGAGTAATGGCTTAGGAGTTTGCAAAGATTGTAGAGGACACGTGAACGTCTGTTATAGTTGCGATCGCTGTTTGCACTGTTGGTATACATCACAGGTTGAACTGTTTACCGAATATGATGAACCTGAATTACTGGAACTTATAGAAAAATGGAATAAATTATACCAAAATAGAAAGACAAGGAATCTTAATGCTTAGTTTAGATGAGAAGAAAATCAGAAAAGGAAGACCTATTGGACTACCGTATCAAGGAAGTAAGAAAAAGATAAGCAAGAAGATAATTGAAATTATCAAACAGAACTTTGGTACAGATAAGCCGATATATGATATTTTCGGAGGTGGCGGAGCAATTACAGCAGAATGTGTTTTAAATGGCTTAGAAGTGTATTACAACGACTTAGACAAGGATATAACCAACGCATTTGAACGAGTTATATCACAAGACCGTGAGTGGATTAAAACCCTTATTATTTCACGTACAGAGTTTGCCGAGATTAAGGATAAAGAAAACAAGACAACAGACGACTTTTTGAAGTTGCTGATTAACTCTTTCGGTAATAGTAAGAAAAGTTATTTATATTCTAAAGAAACCTCAGGTTTGAAATATAATCTAGCTAAAGAAATTATTGAAAAGCATGACGTTTTTATCGGTTATAAACAAACAGAAACATATAAGAAAGTTACTTCTGGACCGGACTGGAATTGGTTTAACGCTAAGGCAGAAGATAATAGAACTTTAGGACAACTTAAACAACTTCAACAACTTGAACGACTTCAAAAAGTAAATAAAATAAAAGCAACGAATAAAAGTTATCATGATTTTAGTGAAGTTTCTGGAGCTATATTATATCTTGACCCTCCTTATGAGGGTAGTCATCAAGGTAGTTACATAAATTCATTTGATAGTCAAGAGTTTTATAACTGGGCGTTTGAAATGTCCAAAAGTAATATCGTGATAATTTCAAGTTATTCAATTTCTGACGAACGCTTTGAAGTTGTATATTCTTTTGATAAAGCACGTGGAACTTTACAAGGTGGACAAAGTAACAAAGTGAAAAATGAAAAGTTATTTATGGTTAAAAACAGTTAATATTTGACAAAGTAAAAGCAATTTGATAGAATGTAATTATAAATATAGGAGAATAAAATGAAAGATACAGTAAAAACTTTAATGATAGTTGCAGGTGTCGGCTTTGCACTTATCGCTATCACTTGGATAGGTATAATCGCAACGTTGCTTATTGCATGGCTTGGAGGTAACATCTAAATGAACTTAAAAGAAAATAATCACTATGCCAATGAATACGGTGTGGAACTTAACGAATACTTGAAACATAATTTTAACTACGAAGAGCTTGTAGGGTGGTATACAATGCAGGTATTGAAGTATCTAGTAAGAGCTGGCAAGAAAGAGGGTGAAAGCTACGACAAGGACTATAAAAAAGCCTTAGACTATGCAGGAGAACTTGCTAACTTAAGTAACGAGAATGAGCTTACAGAGTACACTACTGACGATATTATGGGCTTTATACAAGAACTAGCTGATGATTTTGAACGCTGGGAAGGGAAAAATGGAATATAAAAAAATATATAATTTAATTGTTTTTGAGAATGGAACTATTTATAGAGAGTTTAAAACAAAGTGCAAACTAATTAAGCCTATTGCTGGAAGTCATGGATATTGTACAATTAGGATAAATGGTAATAATATGCTTGTACACCGTTTAATTATGGAAGCGTTCCGTGGTAAAAGTGATTTAACTGTTGATCATATAGACGGAAATAAGTTGAATAATTCTTTAGACAATTTGGAATATGTAACTTTGGGCGAAAATATAAAAAGAGCTTATTACAAAGGGTTGAGAGAAACGGCTCTTTTATCATTAAGTAAACCAGTTCGTTTTAATAATAAGACATATAAAAGCGCAACTGAATTAAGCAAAAAATTAGGACGTTGTGAAAGCTATGTATCACAGAAGATAAAAAGAAATAAACCGATTAATGGTTTTAAAGTTGAATTTATATAATATCATAAAGAGTTTATGCTTGACAGTGTGAACTTTTTTTGATAAAATAGTCTTATAGAAATGAAGGAGAACGAAACAATGATAGTATTAACAACTATAAATACGATTTGGAGTAATGCAAGATGGTAAAATGGATACAAAAGAAAGCGAAGATTAAAGCTGATAGAGAGGATGATTTAAAGACAAAAATTTTAAAAGCACGTGGGATCCCCTTGGAAGACCATCAAGAGTTTTTGTTTCCTGATGAAAAGTGGGAAAATCATCCTTTTGAAATCCGTAATGTAGAGAGGGCTGTTAATCGTATCTTAGAGGGTATCGCAGACAAAGAAACAATTGTAGTAAGTGGAGACCCTGATGCAGACGGAATCACAGCAACAGCTATTATGTTTAACCGATTGAAAGCATTACAAGATTTTAATGAGTTTAACTTAGATTACATCTATCCTCAACGTGATACAGGCCATGGATTGTATGGTCAATTATCAGTTCAAGACCATTGGTTAAATAAAGCGGAAAAGGCAAAGGCTGAAAAAGATAAAGAAAGTCTTGCGAAGTGGGAAAAACTTATTGACCTTAGTCGTTCAAACATTGAAAAGACAAAAGTAGCTGACATTCTCATTGTTTTGGATAGTTCAAGTAATGACTTAGAAGGTGTTGAACGTGCTCGAACATTGAATCCTGATTTAGATATTATTATCTTAGACCACCATGAGTTCGATTCTAAAGAGATTGCGAATAAAATGGATAAGGAAGTTATCTTGTGCAACCCCCATCATCACCTAGACGAATCAGTCAATAAAGATTTATCAGGTGCTGGTATGGCTTATAAAGTAGCTAAAGGAATTGATGATGTCTTAGATGATGATGGTTTTTCTGATCAATTTCGCGATTTAGTCGCAATCGGTTTGGTGGGAGATATGATGAGTGTTCTTAATTTTGAGAACCGTTACCTTATCTCGCAAGGGCTACAAAATGTTAATAACGTTGGGCTATCACGTATCCTTAAAGGTGCTAAAATTAATACATACCGATACAATACAAAAGATATTGGGTATAGTATTGCGCCATTGATTAACTCATCTGCTCGTATGGGGGAGATTGAGCTTGCTTTTCAAATTTTTATGGTAGATAATGATACTGATGCTGAAAAACTCCGTCTTAAAATGGATAAATTAAATAAGAAACGTCAAGAAACTCAAAAAGCAGTCATGCAAAAATATGAAGATACTCAAGATATGGAAGACAAGATTGTCATTGTTATTGATTCAGAATCAAACAAAGGTATGAATGGTCTAGTAGCTCAGAATATTGCTCAAAAATATCATCGTCCATGTTTCGTTGTTACAGAGGGAAAAGACGGAGTCTGTCGTGGTTCAGGTCGTTCTTATGGTAGTTTTAATACTAATGAGTTCTTGAGTGAATTAGATTTCGTAGAAGCACAAGGACATGGACAAGCTCACGGATTAAATTTCCCTCTTGACCGTTTAGATGATTTAAAAGAGTATATCGAAGAAAACATGCCAGACAATCTTGAGACAGAACAGACGTTCTACTACGACATTGAATTGGAAAATGTCGAAGAAGCATTCATGGCTTTGACTGACTTAACCAACATCAACTATATTACAGGTAATAATTTTCCAGAGGTTGTAGTACGCATGGACAATGTTATGATTGAAGAACGTGCAGTTATTGGCAAAACAAAAGAAACGGTTAAATTTAAAACAAGTGGAGATTTAGTTTTTATTAAGTTTAAAGTTAATGAAGATTGGAACAAAGATATTGATACATTTGATACTGTAAGTGTTGTAGGAAATGGAACAATTAATGAGTTCTATAACTTTGGGACAAAAGAAATGACACGAACACCTCAAATTATTATCATGGATATTGTAAAGGATTGATATCTAAAGTTTATTTTTGACAAATATAAAGTAATTTGATATCATAGTTTTATAGAAAGGAGGTTAAATAGTGGCAATACAAAAAGCTATAAAGGTAGTAGCTTATAACCCTACGACGGAAGAAGAACTACACTTTAGCTGTAAGTCTCAATGTGCTAAGCATTTCGGGCTTAAAGCTAATACAGTCATCAGGTGGCTTGACAACGGTATGCCTGTAATTGAACTGCTGAAAGACCTAGATAGAAATCAAGTAGAAATCGAAAAACAAAGTAAGCTAAATGGCTTTGAATTATTTACGATAAATGAATGGAGTGTTTTTGATAATTAATTATTAAGACATGAAAATAGAAAGTTTTGGTGAAAAAACAAATGAAATTATTTAACAGAAAACCTAAGGACAAAATTAAAGTAGCAACAGCATTTACATTAAAAGGATTAACAAAACAAGTAATTCAATTAGAACAAAAAGGTTTTATTAAACAAGGAGAAATCCAAAGTGATACGCTTGAAGGGACTACTATGGCTTATAAGCAAGCAATGATTAAGAGAGCTAGTGAATAATATGTGCAAGAAGCGTAAATACACAAAAATGGGCGCTTTATATTCAATAGTAAGTGCCCAACATGCTAAAAAGAGCAAGAAAAACAAAAATGATAAAATACCGGTTAGAGCTTATTACTGTAAGTGGTGCAATTTATATCACTTATCAAGTCAGCAAAGATTAAACATAAAGACAGGAGTAATTGGATAATGAAAGATGAATTTACATACTACACAGTATCTTGGATATTGGAAAAAGAAATTAAATCACGTAAGTTTTATAATAAAAAAGAGGCTTTAAAATGGAATGAATTGCTTCCAGAAGAACAAAGATATGAAGTTAAAAAGCATACAGAAATAATTGAGGTTATAGCATAATGACAAACGAAGAATTATATGAAAGAATCACTAGCAAGCTAGAAGATCAATGTATCGGAATGAATCAACTTGAGTTAAAAATTAAAGATGAGACAGGTACATGGCCTAAGTTACATACAACTAAATCACGCTTGAGTTTACCGCATACCGTAGCATTCCCTTATCTTACTATGTTTTTCAATGATGATGAAATGCACGAGCTTACACTTAAAAAGATTGATAGCGTAGGAGATAACGGAGAAGCGTTTGATTTACTAGATGAGTTATTGTCTAGCTTAGAGCCAAGTAAAGAATATCTGTATAAGCAACGTTTGAAGCGTAGAATGCAAAGGGAGGCAATGAGATAATCTTACACAATTATACAAGTAAAATAAACAGCTCAAAATATCCACAGCAAACAGCTAGAAAGATTGCTAATGACTTGAACAAGAAAGACCCTTTTAATAATTATCTAATCACATTTGAGCTTGGCTCTAAAAGGTATATTATTGAAAAATTTGAAATTAGAGGTATGAATAGATGAAACGTTTTTACGTAGAGGAAGACGACAATGGTAAAGAGATTAAGCGAAAACTAACAACTTTTGCTAATGATGATTTGACACAGCTGTCAGATGATGAAATGGAAACATTATATTATGAATCATCTGCTCAATTTTTAGCTAAAGCAATGCACTTTATGAAGATTGAGAACGAACTATTTTCAAGAAAGAATGTAACTGTAAGTGATGAAATTCTAATAAATGCTGGCAATAATATTATTGAAGCTATTAATCAGGTAAGCAACTGAAGCATAAAAAGGAGAGTAATTATCTTTATTTTAACAGACGACACAACTAGAAGTATCGTACTAATACAACAAGCTCATAAAAAGGCGGACAAGGGCTTTAATGATATTGTGGCACAATTATATGAACAAGAGTTTAAAACGCAAGAGAAAGCAAAATATGAGCATATAAAGCAAGCTAAGGAGAAAGCAATTGAAGCTGAAAAACAAGCCGAAACTGACAGAATTGCAAAAGAGCATGAACAGGCAGCTGAACAACCTAACATAGATGTACCAAACACAGAAACTAATAGCATTATTGGAAGCGATTGGTCTAGCGTAAGTCCTGAAATAGCAGCGAATTACATAGCAAGCAAGACAGGAGTAAGCGCTAGTAAATGGCTTGATGTTATTTACAAGGAATCTAGTGGAAACCCTTATGTTGAAAACCCTATTGGGTGCTGGGGACTATTACAGATTAATCAAAGCGTTCATGGCCAAGTATCTAATTTAAGTCCACAGGCTTATCTAGATAAAGCTGTAAGCATATATCAAGGTTCAGGTGGAACTGCATGGGCTACTTGGTAAAATAGTAAATTAAAAAATAGAAAGTAGGATATCTTCAATTACAAAAGAAAAACAGCTATAAAGCTGTCTTTTTTTTTAGTCTACTTTTCCATACTCTGCTTCAAATTCGTCTTGATACATAATAGTTTCTGGTAACTTGATTGCTCCAAATTTACCTTGGAAGCCTCCAAGCATACGAGTTGTTTTAATATGTCGTGCTGAAACTCCATTACATACATACCAATTTTTAGTGTCTTTACAATTAATTAGGAACATTTCAATTTCTCCGCTTTCTGTTGTGTTGTTGTTATTGCCTCCAGTTTGTCCTGTAAGGCGTTTGTTTAGTTCTGCGATAAAGTATGAGCGACAACTCTCTACATTGCCACCGTGAGCTTCTACGGAACGTCTAGGGCATGAAGTAGATGACAACTCTTGATGTAGCTTCACAGTATCATGATTAGGAGTTAGACCCCATTGTTTCATGTACTTAGCTACATCGTCTAGTACCGCTTGCTCATTTCTCAAGAACTGGGTTAAATCTCCCTCTGACTGGCATACTTCCCAACTTGCATAATTTGCATTACCGTATGAGTTAGCACAATGCCATGCCATATTAGAGAAGTCAGAAGCCTGCAATCTTCCGTCATTTCCAATATAAACATGAGCAAAGCCATTTTCAGGGTTATGATTAGGTAACCAGTTATTGTAGAAGCCAGCGTTAGCACCGTTTGAACCAGCGTCATTGTGAATTACAACCCCAGTAGGATTATACCCACGTACACCAGCATTAGTTATATTCATTCTTTTTTATCCTCCGTTTGTTCTTCTTCCGCTTCAGGAATATTTACGCCATTCTTTTTAATAAGTTTAACCAAACCGTCAAACATAGGACTGATTTTTGCGATTAAATAAATAAACTGTCCTACAAAGTATAACAAAGCTACGTTAATCACAGTTTTAGCAATATCAGAAGTTGAAGGCGTTTGAGTGAAGTAAAAGACAGCATATAAAACCCATAGCGAGAAGACAACCGTTAAGTCAATCATAAGTCTACGTTTGAAAGGTGGGTTCATCGCTTCTCTATCTTTAACCCATGTAGCGAATAATATCGCTAAAATTAAGATAGTTATTAAAATCATTCTAGTTACCATTTTATTTCGCTTTCTATTTTGTTATTTTATAAAGTAACTTGCGGTACCACGTGTTGTCACAGGGTCATAACCAACGTATGGTCCCCACCAAGTAATACTACCATCTGGGTTTAGGTCAACATGGAAACTGTTATTTGTCCCAGCAATATGACCAATAAGACTTTGAGTAACAGAAGGGCAGTACGGACCATCTACCCATTTTCCACCCATAATTAGACCACTTGCTGTAATTTTTACCTCTCCAGAGAATTGGACAATTACTAAATCATTGTTCTTTTTAGTAAATTGCAATATCAAACCATTTGTAGTCTGAACCGTCAACTTTTGAGTTGGAACATTGAGTGAGCCTGTAAGTGATATATCATTTGCAGAAATATTTTTGCTATTGACACTATCAAAAATACTAGTCTGAACAATTGGTTCAATGCTTGTTACGCCAGTTCCTGAAGTTTTGATAATGTCAAAACAAACTTTCAAAACGCCAGAACCGTTGTTTATATCAACATGGTTACTATTATTTGCTGTTTCGGCTGACAAACTAACAGGATTAGCGGTTTTAGTTAAGTCAATATTTGCATGAATGTAATTAACTGAATTTCCTTTTAAAGCTACTATTTCGTTTAATAGTTCAAAATACCTCCCACCTGCAATGATTGATGTGTTAGTGTATTGTACATTAAGAGCTGTATTTAACGGTCTTGTCCAGTCTTTGCGCCTAATTGTTCCATAGTCCATTCCAGTCAACATCATATATAACTTTGCGTCATTATTAGAACCGACTGGAAACTCTGTACCATTTGGACTAAAGAATGTAAAGTTTTTAATTGTCATTTTTAACCTTTCTTGAAATTATCTTCGCTTTATCTAAAACTGGGTTATCAGTAATTGATAGCTCTAATAATCTAAATTTTCTACCACCATACGGATAACCCCCAATTGATACAAATTGACCGACCTCGTACAATAGCGTAGTTTCGATTCTAAGCGTGTTTTTACTATTGTAGTACACTTTACCTGATAATAGCTCTAAATGGTCTTTACGAAGCTCTCTATGCCCTGTGAAGCTATCTATTCTATATTTGTCGCCATAAGTAGCTACATACTCATATAACATTCGGCTTGTCTCCACTTTCTACGAAAATAAGTCTATCATTGAACTCTGTTTTAACTCTGTCTGCTATGTAACCTGAATACAGTTTACCCTCGTACCAAATATCAACTAAGTCATTAACATACAAAGGCAAGAGCTCATTTTGATTAAAGATTAATCTTGTGACGATCGTGGAGGGAGAAATTTCAGCCTTAATAGTAGACATATCAGGAGGGTTTCCGTGGTCATCTCTATCATAAAATAATGTTTTAACCGTCCTTACTTCTGGCAAGTCTGTTCCGTCTCCATGATAAGTGCTATAATCAATGACATCGCCGTTATTTTTTGCTGTATACATTTTAGGAGGGTCTGCGTAGTCATCTGCATTTGAACTTTTAACGAACACGACAGCAAAATTATAAGCTGAACGTTCTACTATTGTTTCCGTGTCCATTGCTACACTTTGTTTAATATCTACCCTTGTCGTGATTCTATTTCTATTCCAGCTCCTAGAAGCGAAGTTAATGAATAATAAGTTTCTAGGGTCTATTTCAGACGAAGCGTGTTGAATAGTTGTTGTCGGTTGGAATTGAACCTTAGAAAATATCCTTTTGGCTACGTCATGAGCTGATGAAGTTTCTGCTTTTCTGTTGATTGTAGCCTTTCCAGCGAAAATACTTGAATTGAAAAAGTAGCCATAACTCATTAATTCATTCTTATTAGGGTCAATCAAATAGTCAATGATAGCGGAGTTTGTCGTTTTAGTTATTGCATTCGGAACATCAAGGCTTTCAATCATTGCCCAAAAATAGTTCTTTAACGTAGCTTTATTACTTTCATCTACATCTGTCACAAGGTAAACCATATCTAAGTTTAACTTTTTCTTTTGACCTAGAGCTTCCTCGACTGGAACAACTTCAGGAAAAAGAATTTGAACAATATCGCCAACTTCTACCGAAACGGTCAATGTAGCTGATGAAGTGTAGAGGTAACCTGTTTCCCACAGTTCATAGTTAATTACTTGACACCTTGCTTTAGGTATTGGTAGACCTCTTTTTTCTTTTTTACCATTAGGAAGGTTAAAATCAGATATATTATAATAGTTAGGATTAAAGTTATCATAAATATTAGCTTCTAACATTAAACGAAGTCCGCCTTTCTCTTGATTTTAAACTCTGCCTTAGTAAGGTTGATTAACTCCATTTGACCGTGTTCGATTATACGAGTTCTGTATCGCTCAAAGTCCATTACAGGGAATAAATTTAGAGCAGTTGTCCCCTTCCAACCTTGATAAGTTTCGTCATTTACATCTGTATTTATTAAAATGTAGTCTTGTAATTCTTCCGTCTTGAATACAATTGCAGTATATTCATTTCCAATATCATCTAAAAACCTAACTCCAGTAGGTGTTTTAGGAAGTTTTGGATATAATATCCCCATAAAACTAAATATTTCGTCTTTTATATCCCAGCGACTTAAACGTTCTATATTTGTTTCTCCATAATAAGTGTAAGAAACTCCTTTGACATATTTATAGCTTCCTGGTGCTGTTCCGCCATAAATTTTAGACTTACCAGCAATAACTTTACCATTTTGTATTTTGTCAAAAGTTAAATTTTCGTAAGTATACCACTTTGTAATTACATCAAAAGTTATCTTTTCGCTGAAAGTTCCATTTTTACCGTAGCCCTCTGTCTTTGTTACATCTGCTAAAGCTAAATCAGCATATACCTGAAAAATTTCCGTTTGATATTCAAGTGTAACGAATTTTTTGCTAATAATATCGTTTACGAAGTCTTTCATTAATTGATAATTTTCTTCTAAACTTTCTCCAAACGTTTCCAACTTGAATTCTATTTGAGGTTGAGTGATTGAGCGTGTTCCCATTACTCCGACACCGTTACTTTGCCAAATATTATTAGTTAATTGTAACCCTAAATTAGAGGGCTGGTAAAATCTAACTTTTCCATTTGTGACGTCCCAAACTTTGTCACCTGTTCCGTCTAAGTTGGTATGTATTTTGTACTGTCTTACCATTAAGCCCTCCCTAGTTCAAATTCTCGTCTGATTGCTCGTGCTAAGTTAGAGACATCTTGACCAGCACCGCCTTGTACGTTGAACGTGTTATATGTTCTATTGTCGCTTGATACGCTGTTAGTGCTTAAACCGTAACCGCTAGAAGATAAATTAACATCTGTTAAGCCTACTACCATTGAACCTTTGAAAAGTTTTCCTACTTTTTTTGAAACTCCATTAATTGCGCCACTGATTTTATCTATAGTTCCTGAAATACCTCCCAGAGCATTATCAACTAAATCTTTAACTCCTCCAAATGCCTTAGCAAAGAAGTCATGAACTCCACCAAATGCATTTTTAATTGAATCCCATGCTCCTTTAGCAATATTTCCTAAAGTCCCAAGTGCGTCACTCACTGCTTTCTTAGCTGAATCGAATACACCACTAAACCATGAACCAACTGAACTAAATGCACTTTTAATTGCGTTCCAAGCGTTACTAGCAAAACCGCCTAAAGTCCCAAGTGCGTCACTCACTGCTTTCTTAGCTGAATCGAATACACCGCCAAACCATGAACCAACTGAACTAAATACACCTTTTACTGCGTTCCAAGCGTTACTAGCAAAACCGCCTAAAGCACTAAATACACTTGATACAACACTTTTGACTGTATTGAATATGCTACTAAAGAAACCAGAAATAGCACTCCATACTGACCTAACTAAATTCCAAGCATTAGAAGCAAAACTACCAATTGCACTAAATGCTGTTGAAACTACTGATTTAACAACATTAAATATTCCGCTAAACCAAGCTGATAGGCCTTGCCATGCGTTAATAACTAATTCATAAGCGCCACGAATTACAGCCAAGATAAGTTGAAAAGCTAAGTTGATTATCGAACCAATTAAACCAAATATAGATTGATAAAAACTAATTAAAGGTTGGAAAGTTGTAACGAACCAGTTATAAGCACCTGTCACTAAAGAAGCAATAGTTGTAAATGCAGTTTTAACAACATTTACTATTCCGTCCCATAGCCCTGTGAAGAACCCTGTAACTCCTGCCCATGCTGTTTGAATACCAGTAACAACAGTTGTCCATAAGGTAGTAAAGAACCCTTTTATTCCGTTCCAAATATTTTGAATACCTTGCACAACTCCGCTGAACCAATCAACTAAGCCTTGCCAAATGCCTTTAGCTCCGTCAACTGCTCCATTCCATATATCAGAGAACCATTGACCCATACCGCTAAAGAATGAAACTATACCGTCCCATGCACTCTTTAAGAAGTCTACGAAACTAGCCCAAGCCTTTTTACCTGTTTCAGTTTGGGTGAAGAAATAAACTAAACCAGCAACAACAGCTGCGATAGCTACACCAAGAGCCACGAATGGATTTATAGCCATTACAGCATTGAAAGCGCCTTGTATAGCTGTTCCAATTTTAACTATGTTATTATATATCTCGAAAGCCTTAATGATTCCATTAATAACTTTCAAAGCAACGAATGCACTAGCAAGAACCACTAAAGTTCCTTTTAAGACTGACATAGCAGTTTTACTTTCACTAATTTTTTTTAGAAAATCAGCTATTTTTTTCGTTATTTCTGACAGTTTACCAGCAAATACAGCTATGCTCTTTGCTACGTTATCTATACTTGTTGCATTTTTTGTCGTTTCTTTATTTATTCCAAGAAATGAATTTATGACGTTCCCTATAATAGAAACTATGGAATCAAATGCGCTTTTTATGTTATCCCAAGCCTCTAAAAAAGCTAAAGTGGCTGCATTTTCTTGTAGTTTTTTAAACAAGTCTTGAAAATACTTAACTACATTTGATACAGCTTTACCAGCACTTTCACCCCAACCGCTCATTTTATCAATTAAACCACTAATAATAGGGGTTAAAGCGTCAAGCGTAGGAAGTAATGCTAGTGATAATGTTTCATTGAAACTATCCCAAGCGTCGCTTATGGTCGTTACTCCCCCACCACCTGCTTTACCAAGTTGTTGCATTGCTTTGTCTAGCATTTCAACAGATACTGCGCCATTTTCACTAGCTTCAGCAAATGAGCCATATTGTTTCAAAGCTGGGTTCATTTCCATAACGGTTGATTTAAGAGCTGAACCAAGAGCTGTGTTATTATCTGTTAGCTGATTAATATTTTCAGCAGTAACTTTACCACTTGCTGACATCTGACCGTAAGCCTGAACTACACCTTTTAATTGTTCGCCAGTACCACCAAATGCTTGGTTAGCTTTTACTAATGCTTCCGTTTTACTAACTGCTGTTTTAGCGTCATCTCCTAAACCAATGAACGTTGTTGAAAGTTTTAAAGTATCTTCAGTATTTGCATTTGTATCTTTAGCAAGATTCTGCATAGATTTGCTTACATAGTCAAAATCTTTACCATTTTCTTTGAACTTCATTGTGTTCTTCAATGAAATCATGGCTTTTTGAGTATCCATTGCGTCAGATACCCAACCTTTTAAGCCATTACCAACAGCACTAACAGCACTTGAACCGATTTGCCTGAATGCGCCAACCGCAATTTCTCTAAGACCGCTAAAGCGTGACTTCATGTCCTCAATTCCGCTATTGACACTTTTAATGTCCATTTTAGCGTCAATGTCCCAAGAGCCTGAACTAATAGCACTCTCGACTTGCCTAATTTCGCTCTCTAGCCTGTTAGCTTGTGTTTCTGCTGTGCCTAAATCTCTAGTAAGCTGTAACCATTTCTTTTGACCTGCTGGCGTGCTTTTATCTACAGTAGCAAGCTCTTCTTTTAATTTTGTTGCTTTGTCACGTGATAAGCCCAACTGCGTTTGTAAGTTCTTTTGCAATTGCGCCATTTTATCGGTATTTGTTGGGTCAAGTTTTAGAGCGTCTCTTAAGTTTTTAGCTTCTCCTCTAAGCCCTGACATTGCGGTATTAACGCCTTTAAGTGAGTTCTCGAACTTTGTGGTATTACCGTATATCTCGACCTCAAACGTTGCATTACTTGCCATTACATACCCTTTCTTTTACGCCTTTTCTCTTTTTCTTTTTCCTCTTTCTTCTTCTCTGCAATAAGTTCAATTATTTTATAAACAAGTTCTAGCTCCATTTCCATGAACTGTGTTATATCAATTTCATTATTGCCTAAAATAGTCAAAAGTTCTAAGGTTTTATTTTCCCTTACAGTATCTTTCTTTTTCTTAATCAATGAACTAGAAGAAAAGAAGACCATATCGTCTTCCGTTTCCTCTTTTTCTTTAATAAAAACAGTCTTACAGAAGATATTGATTAACTCGTTAGTTGTAGGAAGCTCTGTTTTGTCGTCTAAGGCGTTTTGCATCCCTCCGTTACAATCTACCCAAAGTATCAATAACTTGTCTGTAAAGCTCTCCATTTGCTCTGTAAAGTCATCAGGAATATATCCAGCGACAAAAGAATTTTGTAAGTCTGCAAAGTCTTTCAAATCTGTAATAAAGTCCGAACCGGTTAGTTCTAAGTATCTAATTGCATGTTTTAAAATCATTTACAGTCCTTTCAGCTCATTAAATTTCTTTCTGCCATAATTCGACAAGTTCTTTAAGTCCTTTACCGTCAGTATCGAACTCAAAGCTAGAACGGAAGTCTGAAAAGTCGCTTTTTGCTTTTACAATGTTATCTTGAAAAAGAGCTAAGTATAAACCATATTGAACGAACTCCATTACATCAGTAATTTCTCCGTCTTCTTTTTTAAGCTCTGTATCCATTGCCTTTTGTTGTTGGAAAAGGTCTTTCCCAGTAATCATTTTAAATTTACGTGCTGTACTCAATTGTTTTGCCATTTTTTTGTATATATTCCTTTACTTAGTTATTTTTTAGTCTTATGAATGGTCAGTTACTGAAACTCCTGAGGTAACATCTTGATATCCGTCAGCGGAGAACGTTACGAGATGGACACCCGGTGCAAGTTGTCCATTTGTTTCCACTTTTCCTTGTGCGTCTTTAATCACTGATGTTACTTTTACAGTTCCACCCTTAGAATCTTTCAAAGTGTCAGGCACTACGATTGTTCCGTCATTTCCTCCACGTCTAGCAGTAGTTACATTAGGAATAACAGGAGCTACAAGTGTAACAGCACCAGCTAGAACTGTATCAGGTTGCATAATGAACAGTCCGCTTTCCATTTTCTTAGCAAAGTCTTTTGCTTGTTCTCCCCAAATTTCGTACTCAATAGTAGCTACATTTTTACCATTATTCAAATAAACGTCTGATTCAGTAGCTTGTACTGCCAACGTCCATTGGATAGGGTCGACACCGTCTACTGAATCTGTTTCTGATTCTTTCGTTGGTTCTGCTGTAGGTTTCAATTTAGGATAAACGACTACACGATAACCGTCAATAAATTCTCCTGTAACTTTATCACGTTTGCGCCCTTTAATTAGGTACTGAACACATTTTGTTTTCCAATTACCAGTAGGAGACCAACCCAAACCATTCGCTGTTCTTTGTTGGCCTAAGATATCTTCTTTAAGTGCTTGGTCTGTTTGAATAAATACCATTTCGCCTTGAAGTAAGGTAGCACCTTTTTTCACTCCATGGTCTGGTACATCATCAGCTGGATAGCTATTAGTTTCCGCTTGGTCTTCCATTTCGCCAACTGATACTAAACCAGTTACAATTTTATGGTTAGTGAACTCTGGTTTTCCGTTACTTCCCTTAGCCATATCAGCTACGATTAGAGCTTCATTACCAAAAAAAATCTCACGTGAATTATAATCTAATTTCATTTTTTCTCTTTTCTATAATTTCATTGAATTGGCATAATTAGCGCCTTTTTCAACGTTGTCTTGACTTCTTGCATACCATTTCCGACTAGTCCCACAAGTTCATGTATCATGTGGCCATATCATTTATTCACCCCCTAAATAAAATAATTTCTACCTAAAGTGCTAATAATATAATCTGATAATTTAGTACCAGCTTTTATGCTACCTGCAACGTCAGGGTGAAGACCGTCTGTTGTTGAAATGTCCCACCCATTAGTGTCAACCATGTAGACACCTTTTTTATTATTAGTTATATCTGTTATTTCACTTTTTCTAGCACCGTTAAATGGCACCATAATAAATAATGGTGTACCGCTATATTTAATCAATAATCTATTAATAGCGGCTGTATATTGTGATTTAAATACGTCAGTAGCCGCGTCGTTATCATTTGTTCCCATATTAACGACAATAATATCAGGTTCATAATAAGGCGCTAATCTATTTTTAGTCATATTATCAATAAAGTTAATCAATGAAGGAACACCGCCGTTGCCGCCCTTAGTAACACCAGCGCCGCCAAAGCCAACACGATAAGAGATAGCATTTAAATTAGTGCTTGCAATATATGGGAATGCGGCTGTCGCGCTATTCCCAACAGAATTAGCGTTCATGTTTAGGACCCGAATGCCTTCTGTTATACTATCACCGAAGAACATAATTTTTTTATTTTTCGGTAATACTCCAGTAACAGTGCCTGTACTGTCAACTGTAATATCTTTAAACGCGAACCCCTTCTCACCAATCCATTTATCTTCTGATTCGGTTAAACCGTCAACAACAACTCTGATAATGTGTTCGTCTAATGACACTGTGGGAAGTGTTGGTGACGTAATTAATTGTCGTGTCATGTCAGCACCATCAATTGAATAAGCAAAGTAAGGCGTTTCATAAGCGGTATTAACAATAAAGTTGACGTTAATAGAAGTTGTATTTTTTACTTTAAAATATAACTCCGAACCTTGATTGATTGTTGATTTAACTTTCGTGCCACTAATTGTTGAATCAAACCACCGGCCAACAAAACCAACTGGTTCAGTTATTTGTGTGTATCTAGGAAGCAAGAAATTTGTTAAAGGTGGTACAGAATTAATTTTTTCAATACGGTTTAATAAGTCATCATGAATTATTTCTAATTGACCTTTATATTCAGCATAGACACCCAAATCAATGGCCATGTCCGTGTGATCAACTGTTTCAAAAGTGTCTCCAACATTACCAACGTTAGAGCCATAAGCAATTTGATAAAATCCTACCTTGCTGTTCGGCTTAAAGTTGATAACACCAACCGTAGCAAGATATTCAGTCCCGTCTCCTGATACAGTATAATCCATATCAACGGTGTTATGTCCTGCTGTTAAATTGATATTTTTTTTGGATAATATTGTAAAAGTTAAACCGTTTTTTTTGACGATTAAAACTGAACCTGCTTGATCTTTATTTGAACTAACATGAGCAATGATACTACCAGATGATAAAGGCTTATTAACAACATATAATGAGTTTTCGCTAGGTGATGTATACAAAGAAAAATCTTTTTGACCATCTTTGAACTTATTAATAGGAATTTTTTCATCTAATATCTTTATTTTTTCATAAATTTCTGATTTATCTGCTTTTGTTGAAATCTCAACACCTTGTTTATCAACAGTAGCTCGTAAGTTGTTCAAGTCTGTTTGATTGGCTTTTGTTGAAATCTCAACACCTTGTTTATCAACAGTAGCTCGTAAGTTGTCTAAATCCGCTTTATTGGCTTTAAGCTCAATATTGCTCTTGTTTGATTCAGTTTGAGCACGTAAGTCATTCAACTCACTACGCAACACTTGTGGCATATTTTCCAATAATAATTTTGTAAAATCATCAATCTTATTATTTACTTCTTGAGCTAAATCTGTAACTGTAGAATCATCTGATATAAATGTTAAATTCTTACTGACAATAACTTGCTCTTTATCTTCATTAAGAAGAATCAAGTTCGCTTCAATAACTCCAGGTTTTGTCATTTCGGTAGGAATTACCAAAATAAACTCTCCTTTAGTTAAGTTTTCAGGAGGAATCATAACAAAGCCTGAATTACTGCTATTAGTATATTGATATGTAAGTTTTAATGAATGACCAGTCAAATCAATTTCGCCTCCATTATCAAGTATTTTAACTGACAATGTTCTAGCGTTGACGTCACCTTGCATTATTTGAATTGGTTGTGGGAAGTCTTTATTGACCGTATCCCATACAATCGTTCTATTTCTAAAATTATTTAAACTCATTAAAAAATACCATTATTGTTAATTTCAATCAAATGTAATTAATTCACTTTCTACTTTTATAATTTCATTGAATTAGCATAATTAGCGCCTTTTTTCAATGTTGTTTTAACGTCTTGCATACCATTTTTTTCAACTAAGAAATACATGCCATGATAACCGCTAGTGTAATTAGCTCTAGTCCCTGCGTTTACTACTACTTTATCGCCTTTTTTAACTTGCTTTAAGTTACTTGACAATTGACCAGTATTTTGGTATCTAGCATAAGTATAGGTGTGACCATGACTTCTGATTAATCTAGTCCTTCGACTTGCGCTATTAGCCTTCGCTTTAAACTCTGCTTCAAACCAATCGCCCATGCGTTCTGTTACTTTAGTTTGCATTTCTTTAGCTATGCTTGATGTGTTAAGCAAATTCATTGCCATGCTTGACCACCTGAACCACAAGGTAAATAAACAGTACCAGTATAATTGTACAAATGGCTATTCTCTGACCAGTTCGTCATATTCCAACCGTCTCGTAAAACATCTCCGACTAGTCTGACAAGTTCATCGTCAACATCTTTAACAGACAAAACAACTTGATAATAGTACCCCATGACAAAGCTCGTATTATCCATTTTAAGCACCTTTGAATCACTAAGCGATAAATATACCGTCTTGTCTTCTATCGTGTCCTTAACACCTAAAATAACGTCATTTAGAGGCATTGTAAGTAAATTGTTGTACCAATCTATATAAGAATCAAATTCGTTCATAGTCCGTTACTTACGACCCCCTCTAAAATCATCTTGTTATTCTTAGGGTCTCTTTCCCATGTTGTCCGCTTGAAAGTGTCGCCTTTTTCGTCTAAGAAATAGTTGAAAATCAAGTCTTCCATTTCTCCGATTCCGTTAAGCTCGTATCTTACGTTTTTGCCTAGTCCAATCATAGAAAACTCATCAAGTCTTGACTGATTAATTCTCTGTTTAACTGCTGGCAAAGTGATAGGCTTTATAACATTAGCTTCTGCACCGTTCTTCTTCTTAACAGTCGTTTCTACCTGTAATGTAACTTGTGAGAATATCATTAAATACCTCCATAATACATTAACTCTTGCAAAGAAGCCAAACGTTTCATTTCAGCATTTCGCCATTGTTCTGCTGGTTCATCAACAATATTAAGCCGACAATAACAAGCAATAAAGTCTTTAACTAATGCGCTTGTTTCGTCAGCTTTAATACCATTTTTTTCTAGCAATTTAATAGCTATTGAACGGAATAAGATAAGTTTACTATCATAAGCTGTTACTAAAATCGGAATACCACAATAGACCTTGATATAATCTATCATTTATTTCCTCCGTTTTATTCTTATGATACTGTAATTACTGCACCAGCATTATAAGTTTCAACATGTCCGCTTGTTAGTGTTTCAACCAAAATCATGTTGCTATTAGTTTTCCATTCAAATGCATCAACTTTTGTAATGTCTTGCATATCGATATGATATTTTTGGTCTACTAATACAGTAGGTTTAACAGCCTTTGTACCTGTATAGACAATGATTTCATCAACTCCAACTTCTGAAGCAATTTCAGCGTCATCATTTTTAATACGAACGTTAGCGTTAGCGGTCGCTTGACGTAGCTCATCTAACAAGGCTTTACGGTCTTCCGCTTTAACAATCAAATAGCGACGTCCAGCAGTAGGACGAACAAAGTCAACCGCTTCTTCAACAGCGTCAGCGAATGGAGTTTTGCCAGCTGATTTGGCTTTTGTAGTAATTTTTTTGATTTTTTTAGCGTCTGCTTCTTTTTCGATTGATTTAAAACCGTTTGTTCCGTCTCCCTCAACAAGCGCAAGGTCAACAATTTTATTAACGATAGCTTGTGTAAGTTCAGCTACAATCAAGTTGTAAAGTTCAGAATATGACATTTGAAGTCGTTTAACACGTTCGGCAAGTGATTGCAATTTATAAACCATTACAGGTTCAAGAGTGTCAATAGTGAGTGTAGCTGCCTGCTCTGTTTTTTGTTGTCCGTCTTTGTGAACTTGTGCTTCATCAGCTGAATCAAATGAGCGTGATACAAGCAAAGCACCAACATTTGTAACACGGAAGACTTTGAATACTGGGTTAGCATTTAACAAAGTTGTGTTGATTGACTCAACCAATTTGCGCGGAAGCTCAAAAGTTTTGTCTGTGATAGTTACACCATTTTCAGCAAGTTTTGCATTCCAAGCGTTTTTAATTTCTGATTTTCCAGAGTTCTTTTTCAATACATCAAAAAATTCTGTTACAGCGTTTTGTGATTCAATAAAGTTTGTCATTTTAGCGTTTCCTTTTGGTTTTTCTTCCTGTGCGTTAAGTTCGTTCTCAATTTTGATAATTTCAATTGAATTTTCTGAAAGTGTTTTTTCTAATTCTTGTACTTTTGGCAAGTCTTCAATTGCGTTTTTTACTTCAAAGCCACTAATTTGAGATTTTAAAGATACGTTATTTTCTTTAAGTTCTGCCAAGCGATTTTGTTTTTCGATTAAATCAGGTTTATTCATATTTCTTTTTAATATCCTCAATTTCTTTCAAAGCGTTTCGGCTTTCAATAATTTTGTTGCGTTCTTCTGTGAGTTCTTCGCCTAGCGCGTTTTTAATAAATTTTGCGTTAGGGTCTGCTGGTACTGAAACAAGAGAAATCTCTTTAAACTGTGCTTTATTTACAACTAGAGCGTCATTATCATCAAAAGTATAATCTGTGATGTAATAGGCAATTGATAGTGAGTCAAAAGCGCCATTTTCAACAGCCTTATTAATGTTTGGTGCATTGTCGTAAAGCGTAAAGTCAGTCAGGTATTTATTAGTAGCCAAATCATAATAAACTTTTGCGTCCCCAATGACTTCACTAGAACCAGAACCATGTTCATATAGCAATGGATATCGTTCTCTAGCGAACTCGATACAGTTAGGTGTCAAGACAATACCGTTAAGATTCTCTACACCAACTTCTGAACCAATGCCTTGGAACGACTTAGAACCGTCCTCATTTTCAGTTACTTTAATTTCAGCACTATTGGTTATTAGTTTCATCTGTGCTTGTTACGTCCTTTCTACTGCCTTGTAAGTCACTTAGATTTTTAACGGCAACAGCGTTAAGGTTAGCTATGTAAATATCTCCACCCTCAATTGGTTGCTCGCCCATTTTAACAAGAAGTTGATTCTGTGTAAAAATAGGACCATTAATATTTTCGTGATACAAGTCAATTAATTCTTTCAAAGTTGCAAACTTGAATAGCTGGTTGTCTACAATTATGCGTTCATAATATAAATTATCCTTAATCACTCGTCTGCGGTTTGTTGAAATCAGTTTATAAGTCAGTTCCTTTTCAAGTTGAATCAGTAAAGGAATGATAGTAGAGTTATAAAAATAAATTTGTTGTTCTTGCGTAGCAGTACCAAGCAAAATATTTTCATTCATAAAGTAACCTGTCAAAAGTTCCGATTTAATAAGGTCAATTTCATCTTTGTTCAAAACGGAATAATCTTTTTTAAGTTCTACAATTTCCGTCTTGTTATCAACTGGCGTCAAACCGTTGTAACTCGAACCCTCTTGCATATTCTTTATTGTTGTTAAGGCTTTTTCTCGATACTCCTGTGTATTATCAATATCAAGAAAGGCATTAATTTTCAACAAGCCACGCAATTTACCTTGTTCCAGCTTAGTTTGAATACTAGCTAGAGCATTATCTAAAATACTTGTGTCTTCATTGATATAAAAAGGACTGATAAGCCTTACTAATTCTTCAGGTTTATATTCTTTTTCATCATTAGCAAGCAGTAAGTCTGATAGATCGCCCGTTTCACTGTCAAATATAGGGTACAGGTCAACATAGCGCGTGCATAGCAACTTTTTAATTACTTTCTGCCAAAACTCCATGCTATTGTGTTCGCCTTTAGAACTCCAGTTTAGAACCTCGTCTAAGTCAGAACCTGCCATACTAATCAAAGTATCAGATCCAACATCAGATTTTTTATATTTTACATGATTAAATTCTACTTTTGTTATTTCATTAGCAATTTTATTATGAATGTTAGTCACAAAGGCACTTGTATATTCTACCGCTTCGTTTTGCCACGCTGTGACTCTTTGAGTATCATTGTTTAGTTTTCCACGTGAAAATGTTACTACTTTTCCGAATAAGTTCAATTTTTCCCCTTTCTACCATAAACTCACGCCCTTCCCTCGTTTATACTCGCCTGTTTTCTTGTTATGGCAAGACTTACAAAGGAGTTGTAGGTTATCAGGGTTCAGCGCTATTTTCCAATCATCAAGATTTTCCCAAGTTAGTTCTATAATATGGTCTACTTCGTATTTTTTAGCACCGAATGCGCCACATCTTACGCAAGTCATTTTATCACGTTGTCTTACATAATCACGGACAGCCAACCATTCTTTTTTATTATACCAACCACTTTCTCGAACTGTGTCAACGTTATACTTCATCTGACACCGCCATTTCTAGAGCCATTGTCAAAGCAACAGTAGGGTCAATTTTATCTTTTTCAAGTTTTTTAGTATACATATAGTCCCCACTTTGTCCGATTTTTACAGCAGTATTATTTAAAGCCCACTGCATAACTTTTTGATTATGGATAAGTTTATTTTCCACTAACTTAGATTTTAATAACTTAATATAGTCATTCATTGAGAAACCTTGTCGAATTGCTCTTTGGTTATCTCCGTCTTTATCAAAGAAGTAACGCTCAATCAACCCTTTTAAAATTTCGTAGCGTGCTGGGTCATATCCGATTTTTCTAAGTCTGCACCCTGTCTTAGTTCTAAAGTCATTAATATATGGTATTAAGTCATTTACATTAATGTATTCCGTATCAAGTAAGATTAGTTCTCCTCTGTCAACGAATTCAGTCCATAGTTCTTGCTGTTCTGTGTCCAGTTGCTCATATTGCGACCGTACAGAGAAAGTAAGTGTATGACTGTAAGTTTTACCCTCTAACTCACAAACGAATGATACAGCGGTTAAATCGCCAATTAAGGATAAGTCAATTCCGACATAAGTTCTATTTTTATTAAATACAGATAAATTGAAGTCTGTTAGTTTAGTATCCTGTGGAGTAAAGTAGTAAGCTGTATCCTGCATAGGCAAGCCCATATTAAACGCTAAGAACTTATTCTGTAACGCTGGGTCTCCTTGCGCAAGTTCGTACTCTTCAATAACTCCTGACCACTTAGGAACATGACCGATAAGCGGTAATGCCATAGTCCAATTCTTTTTATCTTTAACCTGCTCATGATTTTCTAGCATGTAAAGCAAGCCGAACGACCTATCATTGTAAAATTCTTCTTCTGATTTGAAGCGTTCAACAAGTTTATCATAAAGCCCGTCGCGTTTAAGTCCTCCTGAAGTGATGTAAATACTTTGCCAGTTGTCTTGTTTTTGACGTGAACCTTTATTGACTGATTCTGTTATATCTTCGCCATAGGTATGGACTTCATCAAATATATTAAGAGAACTATTACCACCTTGCGCTCGTAAAGTATCATTTGTTTGCTTTTTGAAAGTGGTTTTAAAAGAAGTAAATTCTAGCCCTTGTTTTGTACTCTTGAAAATCTTGTTTTCATTGTACACTCTCAATGTATCACTTGCTTCCGTTTGATTCCGAACTTGGTCAAATACGTGTCTAGCCTGTGTATTATCATATGCAATAACTAAGCTCTCTCCGCCATATTGTCCGCCTAAAATCATCCAGTTAAGCACGCGCGTTGCCATTAAACTAGACTTACCTGATCCACGTCCTAGGTTAAGGAAAATTTCATTGACTAGATTTACCTGAATGCCTTTTTCATCAATCATATCATAGCCTAACATTAACTCATACCAATATTTTTGTGTAGGGTGTAGCTTGATTTTCATCAAATTACCAGTAGTAAGGTAAAAATTATCCTCTATCCACTCGATAGCTTGAGTAACACGGTCATAGCGATAAATATACTTATTATGAATACGTATTTGCTTCTGAATAGTCTTGCGAATGTATTTGTTAATAATAATGCCATTTTCTTTGTTGTATTCCAACATTTTATTCAAATAATACATTCATTACCTTTCTATTCAAATAGTGATTTCAAATATTCATCTGAATATGGACACCAATCTTTAACATCAGTCATTTCTTTTTTTAGTTGATTCCAGTTTGAAAATTTACCAATAACTGAATCAAAGTCTCCACACTCATCACAAGTATCTTCAACTTCTTCTAATTCATCTTCTGAAGTATCTTCTGGCATTATATAAAGCCCTCCGTCTAAATGGTCTTCAATTATCCAATATTGTTTCATTCAAATCCCTCTGGTGCTTTAATTTCTGGTGTTTCGTACTTACTTAGTTTATAGTCATCAAGTTCTTCGATTTTAGCTTTAAGGTCATGAGCGCTTGATTCTTCCTGTTGCAATCTCCGCCATTCAGTGGGGTTATAAAGTTCAGGGTTTCCGGCCTTAGCAACCATCATTGCTACCAAGCTATCTTTGTCTAGCTCTTTTTCTTTAACCTTTACTTTTTCAACGTTTCCGTCAGCGTCATAGATTGTTTCTGTTTCCTTTAGCGTTCTGACTGTCAGTTTGCTCGCTAAGGCACTTTCGGCTAGTTCTAATAGTTTTCCCCTAGCAATGCTTTTAGCTTCGTCATATGCCTTTATATTGTCATCTCGCCACTTTCTAAAAGTTTTAGCAGAACAATGCAAACTGGTGTAGATTTCTCTGTCATTGCAGCCTGATTCAATTTTATCAATGATTTGACTAAAAAGCGGTTCTTCGTACATCTTAGGTAAAATTGTGGGTCTTCCACCGTTTTGTGTTTGCATATTATCCTTTCTAATGTGCTTATATCGTTTAAAGCCTATATTTTCGTTTCTAAGAGCAGCAATAACTCTTGCTTATAAGTTTACCCGCTTGGGTAACTCTGCTCTCACAAGCCAAAATATTAGTATATATCCCTATAATTAAAATTTAGCGAGATTTAGCGAGATTTAGCGAGATTTAGCGAGATTTAGCGAGATTTTGCCAGCTAAAACTTTTCTTTTTGATTTTTTGGGGGGTTCGCAGCCGGG